CTGACTTTCATTTAGATAATATCCTTTTCATATTCTTATCTAAAATTTTTGACATGTTGTTGGTGACAACTCCTCTTACAGTCTTAAAGAAATCAAATCTTTTTGCGAAGCGTTGAGACTTAGCAAGGTTAACAACCTTTCTAATTCTATAGCCCCCACTCGTTCCCTTAGCTGCTCTGCCGTATCGCTCCCAAACTCCATACTCAGCATTAGGAAATCCTTTAGGTATTCCAACAAAAAATTTTTCTTTATCATTGAAGTACTTAGTTCTATTAGCCTTAGTTATGTTACCAAACTTATTAGTCTTAGTATGTTTGTTAGGTGTTAGCAAATAAGTTCTATCTGGTGTTCTTACTCCGCCATCCAACATAGGCTGTAAGTATTCTGCTGGTGCTTTACCTTTATTCCATTTGTCTTTGATGAATACCAATGCAGATAGATCATTTGGTTTAGCTTTAAATAATATTGGACTCTTAACAGTGTCTGGCTTAGGTCTATCTAGCTTCTTAGCAAACTGACTTCTCATAGCATTGACTGACTTAACACCTACTTCATTAAGTGAATCAGATACAATCAATGGTAGATGTTTCTTCTGTAGTAATCCTAACTTCCTGTTAACTTCTTTAACGTTAGATTGTATGTTTATTGCTACTGTCATAATTCCTCGTAATATTCTATCAACTTATCCAAGAACCAACGTGCTTTCTTGAGATCAGATATATTCTCGCCCTTTAAATTATAGCGATGAATATACTTAATGATACTTGCTTCCAGATATGAAGGAAAGCCTGAGCCTATTTGTTGCTTAATATAATCGATGCACTCAATCTTTCCCTGCTTGTAATGTGGTGGGTTTATCTTATCCATTCTTCTTTTTCTCCTTTTTCTTTTTACCAAATATCTTATCCCATGCTTCTGAGAACTTTTTATAATCTTTAATCTTTCTAGGTCTACTGCCCTTACCCGTCATTTCTTATCCTTGTAGTTATATTCTTTGAAATAAGCTCCTTCAAACAAAGCAGCGATATCCATTCTTAATTTCCATACCTCTTTAGGAACTGCTCTAAACAATTCCTCTATGCTGGTAAGTTGAGCTCCACATTCTTTGATGTCTTTCTCATAATTAATTCTTACTCTTACCAATTCGTGATCATAGTCTGTTACAAACCAGATATCATCAATAAACTTAAAACACCTAACGTCTGGATCAATAGTTTTAAATCCTAACGTCTCAGCTTCAGAAGTAATAGCCACCCATGCTCTCTCCATCATTTCGATCATCTTCTCTTTTTGCAGATCATCATCCGAATACATAGCTTCTCTAAAAATTTCTTTTGCTCTAATAAAACGATCCGATGTTTCTTTGTGAACTATCTTGAGCAATCTCTTTTCTCCACCCCATGTGTAATCTGCTGCATTTCTAACTTGATGCAACTGTTTTAATCTTTCTTTAATTTTTGTTGAATGATCCATAATATTTATCCTAAATTTCTGGCTGGCTAGACATACTGGCTAGTGGATGGATATCTATAGATATATCCATCCAATCCAAGCCACTAGTTTTGTCGGCTAGGATATTGGCTAGGAGTCCCATCCAGTCCCATCCAGTGTCCCATCCACTAATCATAAGCCACTGATATAACGTGATATTTTGCTATGTCATCGTAGCTAACTTTAACTAACACGTCTTGCCTGCCGTCTCTTGTGTACAATTTTTTATGCTCATGCTTACTTTTTGCTACTTCTGTAATATTTTGACAATAATCCAGTAAATCTTGCCTTTTAAAGAAGCAAAATAAGTTCCATTCCACTAGCTCAAACACAATATATTTTGCCTTTCCTTTGAGCCAACCATCCTTTCCATTGACATTATTTAGCTCAAGCCAAATGCAATCCCAGTGTCTGTTAGCCTTAATATCGAACCCAATACCTTCTACAAAGTAATCAATGTGCTCGTATATGTCTTGCTCTGGTTTACTTTTAATTGGAAAGTAACCATATCTAGTCATAGCTTCAAAGAAAGCAATCTCAGCCCTATCTCCTTCGCTTTTACAATACTCTCTCCTAGAAGATGTCTGCATTATCAAAATCCTTAACCTGATAGCCGTTCTCAGCTTCGTAACGTATTAAATCTTTCTCAGCTAACTTCTTAAGCCTGTAATCAATACCTTTTCTGCTTAAATCAGTGCCGTCTGGCTTTTTAATAGATCCAACTAGATCAGCAGCCCAAGCCCATACTGTAACTGGATGCTGTACGTTCTTATTAATTTGGTACGCTTTCAATGCTTCGTGTGCATCGTCTAGCTCTTGAGAAGCTCTCTCAGCTTTAGGAACTACATCCGTTAACGATAAGAATCCTGACTTAAGATCTTTAAATCCAAGCAATTCAATCTCAGTAAACTCAAAATTCAAGGATGTCATACCCATTCCGTCTTTGTTCATACTTTGATCCAAAGTAACAAACATCTTATCGGAAACATCGTTTCTAGTTACCTTATACTCATAATCTATAGATGCCTGTAATACCGATGATCCCCTTGCTCTTGCACTTGTACCGTGCCCAGAATGGTGAACAACACATACTGCCATGCCGAATCTATGCACTAAATTATCTAATCTGCCAATAAATCTCGTCATATCTTCCGTGCTGTTCTCGTTACCAGAACCCCAGTTTCTATTCAAGGTATCGAAGATAATCATCCCTAGCTTGCCTTTCTGAGCTTCTAAAAGCTGTATCTCAGCTATAAGGGCTTCGTATTCATCATCTTCTAAAACTCTTGCACCCCTGTTAGATATAAAGATAGGAGATCCAGATAGCTCTTCTTTAGCTTGCGAATAAGCAGCTAATCTTCTCATTATCCCTCTCCTACCTTCACCACCACAATATAGAACTGGTGCTTGGTGAGCTTTATAACCATAGAAATCAGAGCCTTTACCTATTGCAGCAGCCATAGCGATAGCAACAAAAGACTTTCCAGACTTAGGAGCTCCATAGATAGACGTAACCGATGCTTTCTCTACTACTTTTTCAATCAACCAGTCTGGCTCGTCTACTTGCTCCATAACTGCATCCACTGATTCAAAGTAAAAAGAGCCCATAGGTCTTTTGATCTTGTTAGCTAAAATATCCTCTACAAGCTCCTCAGAGCTCTCATATAAGCCTTTTTCTAATGCTTCGTGTAGATCTTCCTTATCTCCAAGCTCTTCATGTGGCTTGGCTATGTGTGTCGTACAGCCTTTTAGCTGCAAATGCTTAGAAATCTTATCTGCAAAGTCAAAACCCACATCATCGTTATCTGGATAGATGTAAACCTCTCTGCCATAGATAATTGACCAATCTGTTTTATCCCAGCCCTTAGCCCCACCATGATGACAACAAACCTGCCCACTGTAGATCTGCTCTGCTGCCATTGCAGCTTTCTCTCCTTCTACAATGAGCAGTGGTTTAGTTGTATCTCTATCTGGTGTCAGATATAAGGGTAGCTTCCCCTCTGGTCGTTTTTTGATCCACCCCCCATCCTTGAAGGAGTAAGGATGGTATTTCTGGAATGATAGTTTGTGACCGTCAGGGAAGCGTAAAACAATAAAGTTATCACTGTACTTAATTTTAACGGTTGCTTGTATCCAAAGTTCAGCTAATTGATCTCTGGTAAGCGGTGCGGCAGAACTTCTATGAAGGGAAGTGTAAGGAGTCCGCTCTACCGCACCTAAACCGTATTTTTGTAATGTAGCATTGATGTCTTGATCAAAATGTTTGAGCATTTCACTTACAGCAAATCCTTTATCTAATTCAAAGCTGTAAAATACTCCCTTCTCCCTGTCTAGCTTCCAAGAACCATGACTACCCCAGCGAATCTCATGAGATTTACTATATAAGGGTTCGCCCAGTAACTCTAGCCCAACATCCTCAGCTATTGATGCCCAATCCTGATGATCCATTACTAGAATGGAATTTCATCAAATTTTTTCTCTTCCTTCCCCTCTACTGGTGTTTCAGCAGACTCATTATCCCAAGAAGGAATGACAAACTTTTCAGGTCTATCCTTCCAATCAACAAACTTAAACACTGGCTTAGATGTACCCATGCCAACGTCAAGATCAATAGATTTCTCGTATTCAAAACATGCAACCTTATCAGTGTTCTTAGACATATCTACATAGCATTGTCTAAACATATCTAAAAAGCCTTGATATTCTCCGTATGAATGTCTATTCCATAGCAAAGGTTCTTCATCGCTATCAACAAAGCACCAAACAGAGAAAGCGTTTTTCCATGTTTCGTCTGGCTTGACTAACTTAGAACCTACAATATCAGCCCACTTGTACTCATAGCCACCTTGAGAACTGTATCTTCCGATTCCAGTTTTTACAGTTTGGAGATCAAATAATATGAATTTAAAATCAATATTATCTTCACCACTCCACCATTTATGCTCTTCCTTTGCCTTATGACATAGGAATTTGGATCTACCTGATCCAGTTTCAAAAATTTCCATAATTGCTCCTTATATTAATTATTAATGGATTGTCTTGTCTGGTGACAAGTTATATTCGTGCTCAAGCCATTCGTAATTATTATTAATAAAGTCTTGCAAAGATCCAACATCCGTAATGCCGAATAATTCGCAAGCTCTAAGATAATTCTCGTACCTCTCCGCACAAAACCTTTCAAACTCATGATCCTGATAATAATACATTCTCTAATATTACATCAAAATCTTTAATTAAATCTTCAAAATATCCAATCATAATAGATTGATTTTCGTTTTTACCTCTAAGAAAAGCTCCAACAGAAGTCCAAGCTGGTATAACGAATCTAATTTTATTTCTGTTGTACTTGTAGATCAATAAGGGTACATGCTCAGTACCAGCAGCTTCACAAACCTGTTTCCACCATTTCTCTTGATGCAACATCTTATCGCCTTGATAACACTTGCACTCAATCGCAAAGCCCATCCAGTAAATATCTGCTTCATCTTTTTGCTGGTATTGTGTCAAGTTTCTTCTTGCAATCTGGTTGAGCCCTTTTTTCTTTGCATAAGCATTTAACTCTCTGCAAATCAATCGCTCAAAAGCTGCACCTTTACGTCTACTGTCTACCACTTATGAAGTCTCCTCATTGCAGATACCTAGTTTGATAAAGTGCCCAGCAACTTCACCGATAGATTTCTTCTTATGTTTGACTTTGTAGACCCACAAAAGATCATGAACCTCTGGATCTATCCAAACAGCCCTAAGATCTTTTTCGTTATTTTCTTTTTCTTTATCCATAAACTCTCCGCTAGTAAGTATATAATGTAATTGGGTAGCTGCAAAACTCTCCACATCTGCTCCTTACTAGCATGCTACCCACCTTGTTTAATTCTGATTGTTTTTCTTCTTACGCTGTACGCTTCCTTAGCTGGCACTATCTTTTCTGGTTGTGCCTTGTAATTAATCGTACCCCAGTTCAATGAGTAGTCACCGCAGATAGCTCTCTCATTGTTGCCCATCTCTTGCATGAGAATCGCTTGTAGTTCATCCCTAGCCTTCTCAGACATTTTAATATTTGCATCCAAGTTTTCTATCTGAGCAATGATGTCAATGTATTTGTTATCCATGACTTTAATCTCTTCTTCTGGTTCTTGGTACATAAGCCAAGCATCATTAGAAGTAACTGGATCAAAGTATTTCTCAGTATTGACTCGTTCTTGCCAATCAATCGCAATCTTTTTGAGCTCTATATTGAACTCTGGATCACGCTGATAGAAGTAATATCTAAGCTCATTAGTAATATGATGAAATACCAGCAAGATACCCCATTCAGCACCAACACATTCAACCTGAGTTTTTAGCTGAATCCAACCTCTCCAATCTTCAGGCTCTTCGCCTTTTGGATAGTCTTTAGTCAGCTTGCACTCAATAACACCCATGCCATTAATAGTGATCTCGTCATTAAATGGTACATAGATGCCTTTTTCATGGTTAGGTGTAAAAGTAAGGTTATCTGCTACAGCTGTACCATCAAGGGAGCATTCCACTGGATAAAACGGATGCACAAAGGCTTTACCAAATTCTAAAATAACATCCCTTAATCCAATCCTATCGCAAGCAAATTGAATGATATACTCCTCAAAAAAATTACCAAGCTCCATATTGAAGTTAGTAGGAATTGAGATATCTTTGCCGTTCTTAGCTGCAATCTGATCATGGAGCTCTTGTTGTCGGCTTTTGTATTTACCTTTGCCAAAGATAGCAGCAGCACTACTACCAGTAACAACACCAAAACTTTTAGTAAATTTACCCTCAGCCATTATCTATCCTCAAAGAATACATAGTAGATGGCTAACAATCCCAAAACGATTGTCATTAACATAGGACATAAACTTTCCATCATTTAATCCTATATTGCTCAGGTACATATCTCCAAGCTAGATAGTGTCTACGTCTAATTTTGTAGATTGCATATATTTTTTGTGCAACCAAAGTTGCGATTATTCCAGATATAAAACTAAGCATATTTCCTCCCCTTTCTTAGTAATCTCTCTTCAATCTCTTGTTTAGATGAAGTGACTTTGTGAACCGTGTCTGTTGTATAAATAAGAGTACCCTCATAACTGTTGATGATACCTCTAATGCTTTCAGTAGGGATGGTGACATAGCCACCACCCCATTTAAGTAATCTGATTGATTTCATGATGCCTTCCCTTGTGACCTTTCAAGTCTAGCCTTTTGAAGAAGATTATGAAAATTAGTCAAATATGCAATTTCGCTTAATACTTTCTCAGTATATTTTTGAACATACTTAGGAAGTAAATTAGTTTCATTGTTTGGATAAACTTCCACATATTCAGTATCAGTTAAGAAACTTTTAAAATCAGTTTTAGAAATCTCAATCCTGAAACCATCTAATTCATTTCTTTTGATTGCTTCATAATATTCTTCTTTTACTGATTCCCAATATTTTAAATCCCAATTTGATGAATCAGCACCATCATTTTCAGTTACATAAAATTCGTATCTAATCATGTTTAACTCCTTACTGTTTAACATATGAGTATTATACACATTAATAAGTATATATGTAAACAATTTATTAAAATTATTTTTCTAAGATATCTAGTAGGTTTTTGACGGCATCATTGTTCTTCATATGCTCGTCTTTGATAGTAATCTGCTTATCCGTATGATCTTTGATAAAGACTACGTTTCTTAGCTCCAAAGAAACCAAAGCATAGAGATCAATAGCATGTTCTGGATATACTCTATCTTTTGCTTTGCTACGTCTTAGATCGTATCTCCAGTTAACACGATGAATTTCATGTTGTGACTTGGTTTTGACTTGGCATCTATAGAATTGATAATCATATTCAAAAACTATGTCTGCGATGCCTTGACTAGTTATGAATACTTGGTCTGCTATTTGGGCAATGATGCTTGCAGCTAAAAATTCTCCGCTATTCCCTATATGGTGAGTCTTATATAGAGCCATGAGAAATTATTCCTGCAAACTACGGATCTCCTGAGCGTTGAAATGACATCTTCTGCCTACTTGGCTGCAATACTTAGAATTTTCTATTTCTTCAGCAGCTTGTAGATAATCGCCTTCGTCTAATGCTTTTAAAAATTTCCTAAAAGTAGATAGCGTTCTCCAACCCATATTGAAACACATATCAACTAAGACATATTGTGCTTTTAAAGGATAGCTAGTCCATTGTGGTAAATTATCATCCAGTCTTTGAATAACTGTATTGACATCGTTATTCAGTAGGTACAGTGCTTCTTCCTCATTGATTCCATTGCTCTCTAAGTTCCTACCCACCCCGATAGTTAAATAATTTTCTGAACAATGGTAAGGCTTTAGCACCATACCTTCAAAATCTATAAGCCGTTCCTTTATTAGATTAAGATCTAATTCGGCTTCTTTTTTTGTGTACATTAGTCTCTATTAACGCCTTTAAACTTTTCATAAGTTCTAAGCCCTGACATGCCAAGTAATGATAGGAGAATTGTTGATAGTTGCGAAAAATCAAATTCAGGAAATTGTACACTTGAACCGAATAAAGCGGCAATCCACTGACCCAAAGGAAACACAATGTAATGT